TGATCGAAAAAGGTTGTATACCAATTCAACCAGATTTATTGATGATTACCACAAATGTGGCGCATTTAAATGCGCATCAGCATTCTAATGAACCTATGTCTATATTTAATCGACTAGATGTATCCCTAAAAGTTACTCCAAAAAAGTACTGTACGGGACCTAGCGGCAGATTAGACTATACCAAGGTTCGCGAAGGCGAATGCCCTATTGACGTTTCGGAAATCACCTATAGCGTCAATAAAGAGAAGAAAATAACACTAACGTATGGACCCAAAATATGCTGGTCTAAATATGAAAGTGTTGTTATGAAGAGAGCAGTAGCACATCGAGCGCGACAAGCTAAATGTGTAGCGGATTTCAATACTAAGAATGAAGCGTCTTACTGCCGTAAGTGTTGTCATGATGTCACCCGTTGTGATTGTGGTGATGAGCGTGAGGAATGTAAACCAGTTGTAAAGAACCAAGGTTTAATTTCTGCAACACGTAGAATATACCAGCGTTTGAATCCAGCTTCTAGGAATACAGAAGCAGGTGTGGCACTAGTCCGTTTACTGACAATGACCTCTACGATAACACAAGAAACACCAGTGTTTACAGCTTTTCTGACCAACAAGATTACGCGTGGTTGCACAGAACTTTTTTGGGCTGTGTTAGATTACAATGAATTTGTGTTTTTACTATTCATGCTTTTGAACTTGTTAGTAATGTGGCACTTGCCAGTCGAGATTGTCTTGATTTATGCAATTGTGCTGTGTTATCTAGCTTATTCAATCGTGTACAACACTCATATTGTAGCCACGCGACTTATCACATCTCGTTTAATACGTTCCTTCCAGGATCGTGTACCCGAGTTAGCTACAGAATTATTGGACTATGTCTTTTTTGTCCCTGCTGTAGCGGTTGGTTTAGTGCTCGTTCGTCGTTTAATGACCGGTCTTCAATTTATGAATCAGGGTAATTTGCAACCCACTGGATTGAAAGATATCCAAAAACGTATTGAAGAACCGACAGAATGGGCGACACGTGATTCTGTTAAAGCGGATTTTGTTGTTTCGCATAAGTCGAAAACTACCACAGCTACTGATTTGGGTGATAAGGTATCACAATATACATACACCATTACTGGACCTGCCAAAGCAGAAGGTAAACAAGTCAGATGCACAGCACTTCGTGTCTGTGGTGATTATGTTGTATTGCCAAAACACAGCTACATGCTTATGGACTTGACAGGAGCGTATAAATTCGAGCAAAAATCGAAACGCTCTTGTGGAGTGTATGAACGTGTATACTTCGATAGTGTGACGATGCACCCAGTGATGAAGGATCATGTGTGTCTTCGTGCTTCTGGTATACCACGTAACGGTGATATTCGCGAACTTTTCCCAGAGAAGTTTACGCGTGGTGATGTCGAAGCGACAATTGTCCTACCGAGTAATCGTGAAAGACCAACTTTGTTGGCAGCTTTTAAAAACGACATACTCACGACCGCCATACCTGGTGGTATTAGTGGCTTTTGCGGGATAACAAACGGCGAAACCTTAAATGGTGATTGCTGCAGCGCATGGATTTCTCGTGGTACCGTCAACACAATCATTGGTTTACATAATGGACGGACAGGCAATCTTGTTATATCTGAATTTGTACCACGTTCTTGTTTCGATTTTATTGATCAAGATTTGGTTATTGATGTACAAGGTGTGACTTTACAGAAGAAAATGCCTCCACCACTAGTATCGATAAACACGGTGTGTGGTGGTAAAATATATGACGAAGATATTTATACATCTGTCGAACCGGACCCACGTTCTTGTGTCAATTTTGCTACCATGCATCCTGACGGTCGTGCGCCAATAGTTGAAGTATATGGTGCGGTTGATGGTACACGAGCCACAACTTTCTCTACCATTACAGCGACAAAGATTTCACCCTTCCTGGCTATGGAAGGTTATGAACGGAAACATGGCAAACCAGCCTTCAATGCCAATCGTAATTTTGCGGCTACATACCAAAAGGCACAACACCCAATGCGAGCGCTGCCACCTGCAGCACTAACATGGGCTGTTGCTGATTACTTAAAAGAAATGCTTAGCAAGATACGCGAAATCGGTTATACATTCGGACCTCTGAATATGTTCGAAGCATTGAATGGTAGGAAAATGTTTGGTCAAAGTATTAATGCAATGAACATGGCAACCTCACCTGGTATTGGACTATCAGGTTCGAAGAAGGACCATATGGACGTCGTTAATGATGATAAGGTAGGTAATATTTACACAGCAAAACCGTACGTACTCGATGAAGTTAAACGCATAGAGGAAATACTCGCTAGTGGTAATAGATGCGCACCCATCTCCAAAGGTGCTCTGAAGGATGAACCTACACCAATCGGGAAGGAGAAAGTTCGTATTTTTTATGTAATGCCACTGGCTTTTCTCATCATTGGTCGCATGGTGTTGTGTTCAATCTTGGCTTTTCTTAATTCCTTCCCGTTGTTATCAGAACAATGGTATGGGATGAGGACTACAACCGATGAATGGGAACAAGCCTATGATTTCTTGAATGCCTTTGGCGGTAAAGAGATCATGAATGGCGATTATAGTGCATATGATCAAACTATCTCCTCACAAGTTATTGAGGCTGTTGGCACAATTTTCTATGCGCTAGGTGAGGCAATGGGGTACACGCCCTATTGGCTCACCGTTCTACATTCGTGGTTCGCAGACATAGCTAACCCAATTTATGCTTTCAATGGTACATTATTATCATTCTATGGATATATGCCATCTGGGAATCCTGGCACTGTTGCTATAAATGGAATAGG